CAATTCCTGTTCATCAATAATTTGAGCCTCTTCTTGTCTTGTCCAAGCTTCGGTTAATCCAACAACTTGCAAAGCTATTAACTCGCTTCTTGCTTGCCTTCTATCAAGTAAGTTAATCTTAACATTTCTTGCAATAATAATCCATTCGGGCAAAGCTTTTTGATTGTTAAACTTTAACTCCTCTTGTCTTATTGCTAAATCAATTTCTTTTGCGTTTGTTTCTGCAATATATTTTGCTTGCTCTTCGCTTTGATTTGCAATAAAGAAAGTTGATGATTCTTTAAACTGTGTATTTATTTCTTTTAGCTTGTCTTTGACATTCGGATCAGTGATTTCTTTTATCTCTAAATCAATACCAAAATTTAAACCTTTTCTTTGCAAATCTTCTCGTAAGTCAAAACTAAATTCTCTTACTGTCTTACGCATCATGTCTCTTATTTCTTTTAGAAACTCAGGGTAATAATTATTAGCTAATTCTTTAGCATTTACTGAGCCATTTTTGCGGTAAATACTTTCCGCATCATTTGCCATATTTCTAAAGATAACCCGCAAATCAGGAATTGAATTGGCTTCTAATTTACGCTTTCGGACATCAATTTCCATAAAATTCTTTAGCTTTTAATTCGATATAATCATTAGTGTAAAACTTCCCACCGTCTTGATGTTGTTGGGCTTTCATTATTTTAATAAACTCACTTTTAGCAACGGGATTATTTCTATTGTCGTCCGTGTAAATATCTCTCCCCGACTCAATTAAATTAGCTGGTCTGTAAATAATATCTCCGCCGTCAATTGCTTCAAATCCTGTGATGCTTCTAATTTCGTTATCAGTGTATTTGCCTATTTGACTTAGGATTTTAGCATTTTCATATTTTCTTGCTTCCAATGCTTCAATAGCTGATTCATCAAAATAAAACTCTAAGCCCTGAGCGTTTGGATATCTTGACAATAATTTTACTGATAAAAATTTTAATATTCTTTTTAAGATTGGCAAAACCGCATTGTCATAAAACAAATATTTTGAAGCGTCCATGTTTGAAAAAGACATATTGTCGGGGCTAATCATTGGCAAAGGTATTTTAACCGCTGAATAGCAAGCTTCTGCACAACCTTTTTTTAATGTCGGAAAGTCCATATCTTTTGTTGATTCTGATAATTGAATCCAATTAAAATCACCACCTAAAAAAGCTGGCTCTCCTGCGTTTTTAGCTCCTGATAATTTGTTTTTAATTGTAGATTTTAAACCATCAACTTGTTCTTGACTTAAATCATTGTTGCCTTTGTAAGTAATAATCCCGCTTGGTCTCGCTTGGTTTTTAAGCAATGAATAGTTATGAACACTTGCTAAAATGTATTGTTGAATCTCTAATTGACAACCTGCGTAAGCTGATATTCCAATTAAATTCGATGATGAAAATTTTGGATTATAACTTCTTAAATGAATTAATTCATTTTTTTGAGAATCAATAAATCTTTTATCTGAATTTCTAACATAAATGCGATTAGAGTTTGTTGAAGTCCAATTATATTCGCCAGCATAACCATCTTTTGTATCTTGCTGTATAATTATGTCTTGCGGGTTAATCGTGTTTAATTCAACTGGTTTTTTTTCGCCAATAATATTAATATAACTATTTCCCGTTAATAAATATGCTGAGGCTAATTCTTGCATGAATAGTTGACCATCAACGAATGGATTCGGATTTCTTAAAAGCTTTAAAGCATCATGTTCATAAGTGAAATCGCCGTTTTTATCTTTTAAAACAATATCAATTGAGCCAATGGCTTCCGCAATCATCTTAGTTGCGGTAAAAACTGGGCAAGCTTCTAAATAGAAATTAATAAATTCACTAGGGTTTGTTGTAGCTGAGTAATTATTATCACGACCAAGAAAGTAATTAAAGAATTTTAGTTCGCCTTTTTTTTTAAAGAAATTCCATTGCATGCTAAAAAAATTGATTTTATTTTTAATAATAACTTTTATTTATAAAAAATAAACACTAAAAACAAGGCTTTGGCTTTAAAAGCTGATAATTTGTTTATTTTTCTTGATATATTTACTTAAACTATATCTTAAAGCATCAATATAATGATTATACTTATCAATAATAATTGGTAAAGGCTCTCCTGTTATTCTATCCGTCTTAAAAGAATAAAATCCCATCTCTTCAATTATTTGTTTACATCTCGGATGAATAATAATTTTTTTAAAGCTTTTTAAATATTCGATTCCATCTTCTACGCTTCCTCCCCACTTAGGAGCTGGCTCTATTTTATAACCTAAGCGTTTACAATAAGATATTGTTTCTGGTCTTGCACAATCAGCGTAAATATTCCATTTTTCAGAGCCTTCAACTTTATCAAATAAAAATGATTTTAACTGTTCAAATTCAATTCCAATTCCGCCAGCTTCTTGGTCAACAAAAAGAATATTATCTTGGATATAACATCTTATTAACGCACAAGGATCGTTTGAAAAACCCCAATCGCAACCATAGAAAAATCTATTTTCAAAAACATCTTTTAAATCAGGAGTTTCAAAATCTTTAACTTCATATTTATTTTTAAATATTAAAGCTTCACTATTTTGCTTATTTTTTCCAAGCCATTTATTCTGATAAACCTCTGGTCTAAATTGTTTATCATATTCCATTTCCCTTAAAAGCTCTGTATTTTGAAAAAATGGATTATCGTAATAATTGCATAATACCGATATACAATCCGCAGGCTTATTTTCAACAAATCTTCTATAAGTTGCGTCATCTTTAACATCTGGATTAAAACTAACCCATATTTCACTTTCTTTTTTTCTAATTGTGGGAATTAAAACATCCCATGAATTTTCACTTACTTTTTGAGCTTCTTCAACCCAGCAAATAGATATTCCTTGAAGTGATTTAATTTCATTAATATTATTTCTTATTCCTTTAAAAATAAACTCTGAGCCTTTACAACTCTTAATTGAAGCTTTAGTTATTTCAAACATAGAATCTAACCCGTGAGCATAAATAACATCGGTAAGAAGTTTATGAACTGAATCAGCTATTGAAATTTGAAACTCCCTTGCACATAATATTCTCTCTTCTGCTTGTAAACTTTTAACAATTAAGCTTCTTGCTACTGACTCTGATTTAGCTGAACCACGCCCACCGTAAACACACTTGAATCTTGATTTTTCTTTTAAAAAGAATTGTAGTTTACTCGGTATTTGAATTTCCATCGACAAACTTTACTTTAATATTAACATTATTTTCGATAGCTTTGCCATCTTGACCTGTTAATTCATTTCTTAAACTAAACTCATCTTTCCCTTTTCTTTCTGCATACCATTTAGCGGTTGAAACATCACCTTCGTTCAACGCTTTGTTGATTACAAGGATTGATTTTATTAGTGGTTTTTGTTGTAAAGTCTTACATTGGTCGGAAAAGCTAGGATGTTTTTTACAATAATCAAAATAAGTGTCTTGTGATATATCAGCCCAAATACAAGCATTTCTAACACTAAAGCCTTGAGCAAACCCTTCCTTGAGTTTTGCCAGTGTTGAATCGGTCATTATTGTTGGTCTGCCATTAGGTTTATGTTCACTTTTAGGTTTCTTTTTAGTCATTGTTTTCGATAAATTCGTTTTTACAATCTTCACCATTTCTAGTGACTTTTAGGCTAGGGTCTAGTTTAATCATTCTTTTTACAATCACATCGCTTAGTTTTGCCATATTATCTTAAATTTTTTTGATGATTCAATGTTTTTTCTATTTAGAAAATCAAGTGCATTACAAACTCTGCACAATATTTCTAGACCTTCTGGTTTTCTTTTTCCTGTTAACAACTTATCAGCCATACTAGAATAAGTTATACTATCCCTCCACTCCTTACAACCACCTCCGTCTATATGATTAAATTCTAAAAAGTCCAATTCATCACAACCACAGTTAGCACATTTTGGCTCGCCTATCATTTTAAAAGCTTTAAGCTTTCTATTATTATATGCTCTTTTCCTTGCCAGCTTTTGTTTTTCTGGATTATTATCTCGCCAATTTTTAACCCACATAGCCGATCGAACTTTGATTTCTTCTGGTGTTAAATTTGGTTTTGATCTTGCCATATTTTGTATAAGTTAAGTTTAATCAATAAAGATTACAAAATTTATCTTTTATTGTCAAGTATATCTAACCACAGGCTTGTTTCATCAACCCCATTTTTTATAATTTTAAGACTTCTATCTAGTTTTAGCATTCTTAGAACACAAACATCAGTATACTTAGGATCTAATTCCATACCATAGCATTTTCTTTTTAATTGGTGTGATGCTACCATTGTTGAGCCAGAGCCTAGAAAGAAATCTAAAACCAACCCATTTTCAGGACAACTTGATTTTATAGCTCTCTCGCATAATTCAATTGGCTTTGGTGTTGCATGTTCTCCAGTGCCTTCTCTTTCTTTATTGCTAGTTCTTTCAAAGTGCCACACATTATTAAAATTATCGTGGGTGTTGTTAAAATATGCACGGGTTGAATAGTATTCTTTTTTTAATTCATCATATTCTTTTTTTAATTCATCATATTCTTTTTTTAATTCATCATATTCTTTTTTGAAGGCATCATTATTAGTTTGATTTCTTAATCTATCCGCTTCTGCCTTCATTTTATTATAAACTTCCTTTGTCGGCATATTAAATTGACTTTTACAAGTCCAGTGATCCCGAGAAAGATCGCTATGTCCGACAATTTTTTTCATTGTTGGCACATCCCACCCCATTTCTAGCCTTGATTTCAATAAATAATCTCTTATTGGCTCCCACCCTTCAAAATAATTATCTGCATTATTATTAAACCCCTGCACTCCCATCATTGCAAATAAACATTTTTCATCTGCTATTGCATAACTTCTTGTATTCTCTGAATTTTGCCCTTGTCCGTGTCCCTTATCCCAAGTTATTAAATTTCTAAAAGTTGCTTTTTGGGTTTTAATGTAGGGCTTTAATATCGAGCTGTAAATATCCATCAAAGGCTCGTCAATTCCCCAACAATACCAAGATCCATTATCTTTTAAAACTGCGAACTGCAAACTTATCCAATCTTGATTAAATTGTAGTAAATCATCAAAATTTAGATTATCATTTAAAACTCCGTCTTTTTCTTTTTTCATCCCGTAGGGTGGGTCATTGTGAGCCATATCAGCTTTTTTACCATTCATCAACTTTGCAACTGTATCGCTACAAGTTGAGTCTCCACACAATAACCTATGCTCTCCAATCTCGTAAAGGTCGCCTAAAATTGTTATAGGTTTAGCTGGTGGCTCTCCATCAAAATCATCTTCTTTAGCTTCTAATTCTTCGGTTTCTATTGCTGGAATCTCTAAACCCCACTCAACCAACTCAAAGTCCTCAAATTCATTTGCTAATATATCCCAATCCCATTGACCCGCAGTATTTGCATTAGCTCTTACTAAAACTTCCTCTTCTTGCTTTGGTGTTAATAATCTATCAGGAACATAAACATCAACTTCAGTTTCTCCCATTTCTTTTAATTTCAAAGTTCTTGCGTGTCCGCTAAGAATTGTGCCATCTTGATTTATGTTAATTGGCTGCATAAAGCCAATCGAGTTTATAGAATTTTCAAGGTCTTTCATTCCCTTGTCCGTAAACTGTCTAGGGTTTTTAGAATGAGGTTTTAAGTCAGCTAATTTCCTTTTTTCAATTTGCCAAGTTATTCTTTTTTTAACCATATTTTTTTTTAGATTTATTCTTAATAGCTTTATTAATATCATTAGCTTCCAAATTAATCAACAACTTTCTTTTTGGCTGTCTATCTCTTCTGCAAATGTAAGTTTTAATAATTGGTTTCCAAACACTATTTTTCAATTGCTCTTTTAAACTAGCAATTTCTTTTTCTCTTGAGATAAATTCATCGATAGTAATTTCCGACATATTCGTAAAAATATATTAATTAAAAGATGTCCCCTAGAACCCCTTAGAAAAGGTATCACTATAAAGGCAGGAGGTTTTATTTTTTAAAAGGTTTCGAGAGTGAAGACTCGAGAACCTTTTCTTTTTATTTATTTTGTTTGTTTCTTTTGTTTTTGCATTCTACCACAACTTTTGCCAAAGTCAAGTTATTACTTTCTATATCTTTTATTAACCTCTAATAATACACTAATTTAATCACTTTGTAAATCATTTTATCATCAAATTTATTTCAATTATTTTTAATCTTTTTTTTATTATTATTTCTTAATATGCACTTGGCACCATGAGTCTCTAAGCTTATCCCATTTTGAACAATCTATAAAATAATTTAATTTAGTGCTTGACTTTAATTATTTTATGATTCATAATGTATTCAACAAAGTGATTTATTAAATAATTACTTTAAATATTAACTTAAAAAAACTAACTATGAAAAACGAACTTAATTTAAACGAAAAAAACGAATTAAAAGCAAAATTAAAAAATCCAGCTTTTAGCAATCTTTTAGCTTTGGCAAATAACGCCCGTTCACTTAAAGCAATGGACACTGACAACATTATCCCGAGACCTTTAAACTATTACATTAAGCAAATTCACGGCCTAAAAGACGACGAAGAGCTTGCAACTTTTAGGGGCTGGATTGCGAAAGGTTTTGCGGTAAAAAAAGGCGAGAAAGGTTATTTATTTTTTTCTAGTCCGAAAATTATAAAGGTAAAAATGGTTGATAATAATTGCCAGCCAGCGGGCGAGGAATTAGATAAAAGATTTTGCACTTGCTATTTATTCGCAAAATCACAAGTTGAGGAATTAAAAAAATAACTGAACAAACACCAAAAAAAACCCGCTTTATTAACTTAAAAACTAACTCTATGAAATATTTCACAATTCAAAATAATAAATGGGAAATTGTTAACATTTACAATTTAACAAATTCAAGACAAGTTAAACTTTATGATTTTTGCGAAAAAACTCAAAAAATGGTTTTTGTCGGAATCGGACTTTATTAATTACTAATTTATAAACTTAAAAACTAAAAACTATGAAAACTATTATTGAAAATACATGCTACGGCAAAAACGCAAAAACTGAAATTAATTTAGAAAATGATTCTTATTTATTAATTACGACTTGCAAAAGATACGATAAAAGCGTGAAAAGTTCTTTTGCTATTTACAAAAGAATTAATAAAAATTTAAGTTCACTTAATCAAGATGAATCAAAAAAATTTAGTTCTATAAATCATGGAACAGTAAGATTGACAGAAAAAAAATTAATTGAACTTCACAATATCGCTTTAAAAGAAACTTATAAATAACAATTAATATTAACTTAAAACAAAAACTCTATGAAAACTTTATCAACATACACCGAAGAAAAAATTAATCACTTATTTACAAAATATAACGGGTTTTTTGCATTTTCTCAAAAGCAATTTGAGGAGGCAAAAAAAGAAGATATAAAATATGTTTCACGTGGGGGCGGGTTATATCACGAAGCGGGCAAATCAAAAGAATTTGATGCAGATTATAAATTGATGATTAGAGAAGCCATTGAACAAGATTTAAAAGAAAATGGCAAAGAAACAATAATTGAAAGGGAATTAATGAATTACGAATGTTATTATAGCTACGACATCACCGACGCAGTTGCTAAATTAAGCGATTACAATATCACATACGACGAAATAAGAGCGGTATTTAACAAAAATAAAAGCAAACATTACGACGATTAAAAAGATTTATAATTACTAATGGCGACACCACGAAGCCTAATATTAACTAAAAATAAAACATATGAAAAACTTAGAAAAACTAAAACAAGATTACGCTTCGGCTCAATCATTAAAAAAACAAAAAGAGCTCGAGCTCAATATTTTAAACGATTATTGTTGGAAAATGCAAATGGATTTGCAAAAACTAAAAGATGATTACCGCATTTATACGATTAAATCAAGCTTCGGCGAGATTGGCAAAGTTATTCGCGAAAAAGATATTGATTTAACTACTTTACTTGATTGTTATATTCCCGAAGTTTTATTCACAAAAACATGGTTCAAAGGCACGCCAAAAGAATATACGAACGAATACACTCGGGATTGTTCAGTTGTCGCAATTTTAAAAGTCGAGGAGATAAAATAATATGAATAAAATATTTTTATTAATCGCATTAATCGCTTTCTTTTTGTTCAAGCAATCGCATGATTCAAAAACTTATAAAGTTGAATTTGAAAATAAACTAGAGTTCAACTCGCACAAGCTTCAAGCCGTGATAGCTGATGTTTGGAATATTAACAATTAATTTAAAAACATATGATAAATTTAAAAATAAACTTAACAGAAAATGAATTAAAAAACGCCAAAGCATTGGCAATAAGACTAAAGACACAAGACAACAAAAGTACAGCTTTGCCTATTTGCTTTTTGCTTCAAGATGTTGAAGAGAAGCGAGCTTTTCGTCAAGGTGAGTTTGTTCTATTCTGGGATAATTGTGGTAAAGAGTGGAGAGGAGAAAATGAAGATGACATTATTCGTCAAATTTTTAATTCTAGAAAAGAAGATATTAATTGTGAGATTGATGATTATTATAAAGCAGAGGACGACCTCTACGATGAAATAAAAGAAGAAGTTGAAGGGAATTGTTATGAGATGAATTACGAGTTTGTTACAAAGAGATTCTTCTTAACCGAAGAAGCGGCAAAAAATCACTTAAACGCTAACAGGCATCATTATTCTGATAAAGCTAGAATATATGTTGATCACTGCTGGAGAGATCCTGAAATGGAGTTGGTGTATAAAATTTTAACAAGCTTCATGTATGCGGATATAGACCAAATTCCAGAGCCAAATGTTGAAGACACTGGCGGAATCCAATGCAAAGGAATTGCATCATAATGAAAAATAAATTCGATTATATTTCAATGATGAATCAACCGATTTTTGAGACAGTAGAAATTGAATTTAAATATTAACAATTAATTTAAAAACTATGTCAGAAAATAACGAAAATATTGATACAAGCGATATTAAGCTTGATAAAATTGATTTGTTAAAAAAATCAATTAATTCAGAAGTTTACAAATATTTGAATAATTCAACTTCAACCTCAACTTTTTGAACTATGAAAAATTACAAAGAAACACAAAAAAAATATTATCAAAAAAACAAACATATAATTAAACAAAATAACAAACGCAAGCGGGAGCGGGACGAATTAGAGCAAAAATTCTATAAATACGGCTTCTGGTTATTACTTACGGCTGGCGTAGTCAATTTAATATTAACTCAAATTTAAATCTTTATGGGATTAGATATAAAAAAATATAGCTACGGCTATTCAATGCTACAGCGTCTTCGTGAAGGGGCTTTGCAAGTTGAAAAAAACCTTGGAACTTTAGAACAAGTTTATAAAGATGATAATTTTACTACAAAATTTACTGCTTTCATCGAACATAATGATTGCGGGGGTGGTTATTTATCAAAAACTAGCAAGAAATTTAAGGAAATAGAAAAATATAGCAACGAGTGGTATGATTGGGGGCATTCTCTCGAAGATTTAAAAAAAGAGTGCGATATTTTAAATCAAGAAATTTACAAATATCTCTCAGGGGTAGAATTTAAAGCTTGGCAAGATTTTTATGCAGATGTTAAATCAGCAAAAAAAATCTTAAAATTTCATTAACAATTAACAAACAATAATTATGGAACAGATAAAAGATTTGCAAGAAATACAAATGGAAATAAAGAAAGAATTAGGCGGGGCGAGCTTGAATCATTTACTTCATTATAGCAGTTTTTTAAGTTTAGCTGAAGCAACTACTTATGTCTATTACATAACAGATTCAAAAAAGGGTAAATTAAAAACGCTTAAATTAAACTGGACAAAATCAACAAAATGTATCTTTGACCAACATTTTATTTTACTCAATGACCAACATCAAGCTTTAAAAATTTTTGGACAATCGGAAGATTTTCAAAGAAAGCTTTACGACGCAATACAAATTATTAAAAATATTAACTTTAACCAATAAATAACATGAACAACATAATTATCAAAATAAAACCAAATTCAACGCTTCACCGACAAATTGTCTTTGAAGTCATTGAAGCCTTTAAATTACGAAAAACAATTGGTGGCACTAAGTCATATATTGACGAACACAACCCTAATTTTTCAATTACTTTAAAGCAAATTCGCTTGATTTTGGAGCAAAATAATATCGAAACAAAAAAAGGGAGGAACCGTGAGTAGAGAAATTAAATTTAAATATATTTGGTCTAATCCAACCAAAACAAATTTTCTTACTGAAATTTTTACGCTTGATCAAATTGAACATGGCGAACAATTTATGGTTTTGGATAATCAACCATTTTTTAGAGACTATAGAGTTATTGCAAGATTGCAGTCAACGAACTTACTTGATAAAAACGGCAAGGAAATTTATGAGGGCGATATTGTTAGGTTAAATTCAGTCAATTATGAAATAATCTACAGGAGATATCACGCTTGCTTTATGTTTCAACATAAACATTATAGCGGTGAAATTTTTCGCCATTTTTTCCACGAAAAAGGGGTGGGTAATTGGAAAAATACAGAAATTATAGGGAATATTTATGAAAATAAAGAATTAATTACGGGAGTTAAAAATGGCTAACATGTCATATTGTCGCTTTCAAAATACTTATCAAGATTTGAAAGATTGTATTGAGTCTATAGAATATAAAACAGATATTAAAGATTTACCCGAAATTGAGAAAAAATATGCTTTAAAATTGCGTGAATTATGTCGGGAATATCTTGAATTAAGTGAAGTTGAAGAAGAAGAGGAGGAAAATGATTAAAGAAACTTTAATGTTTTTTAAAAAAAATATTTCAATAATTATTTTATTGATTGTTTTTGCTCTCTTTTTAGATCGTTATTTTCAATCAAAAAGTTTATATAGAGAACTGGATGAAACGAATAAAGCTCTACAAATGCACTATTACAACAAATTCTGCACGAAATACTATGATGTTTCGTGCGATAACATTAAAATAAAATAACTTATGAAACTTAAAAAATATATATTCTTTTTTTCGCTCGGAATCATAAACGGGGCAATTCTTAACCTGATTGACTTATCATTTTGGCATGAAGTAGGCATTGCGTCTATTATGGCTATTATAGTAATGATTATTTTTCGCAACAAACTTTAATTTAAAAACTATGAAAATATCACCTAACAGTAAAAAAATAATAATCGCTTTTATAGCTTTCTTAGCACTTT